GGATTAAAAAATGCAAGCCCTAAAATTGGTAATCCTTGTAATAAATGCCAAGAAAAATCAAACCCAGTTCCTAATGTTCTAAATACATTATTTGCTTTTTCAAAAGATTTAGTAGCTTTAAACCAAACTGAAGCATCTCCTACGTCAACTGCTTTTGCAAATTTCTTTGCAACCTTATCATCTGTAAAAAATACTCTTGCAAGTTTATTATTTGATACTTGATTATCACCTAAAAGTTTTTGCAGTTTATTAAGATTATCTCCCGGATTATTTTGACTTGCAGTTATTCTTCTACCAAGACTTTCTACAATATCTTCTGCTGTATCGCCTTCTTTAAGTATTTTTTCTAATTTAGTTCCTTCTAATCCTTTTAAATCTGATTTTTTTATTGTTTTAATTTTTCTTTTTTTTGAAGCTAACTTAGCAGCTATATTCTGTAAATTTATAAATTCGTCTTTGCTTAATACTGTTATTCCTTCTTCTACAGCCTTAGATACATCATTAATTAGCCTATCTTCTCTAACAGTTCTTCTTACTTGTTCGCTAAGATTTTGAATAATATCATCAAGTCTGTGCATTTTTAAAACATTATTTTCAATTCCTTCATTAATATATTGAGAAGTTGCTTTTCTTGTTTCAAATATTGTTTCACCTTTTTTTAATTTACTTGCATTAATAACTTTTGAATCAAATATATTTTTTAATTGAGAATCGTGATTTTTTAAAAAGAAAAAATCTCTTGGAAAATAAACATTGCTATTATTAACAAATGCTTTCATTCCTTCATCTGCATTTACAAGAAGGTCGTCTAATTTTAAGTTTTTATGTTTTGTTAAAACAATTCCAAGTTCATCTATAGTTGCTCTTGCTTTTAATATTCCTCTTACAACTGATTCAGGTATTGAATCATTTGCAATTTTTATTGGAGTATACTTTTGAAGTTGTTCAAGGCTAAGATTTTCAATATATTTTGTATTTTCTAAATCAAGCATTTCTCTAATTCCAATAATTCTAGCTTTTGTTCCTTTTCCAATCTGAAATATTCCTGTTGCTAAATCAGCAATATTAAACTTACCATCTTCAAATAAATTAATATGAAAAAGTTCAGCATCTTTAGCAGACATTCCTACTTCATCTGCTTGTTTAGTTATATTTGCATTTACAGAATTAAAATTCTTTTGACTAATTTTTTGGTTATTTTTTAACTTAAGTACAGGAGTTAAACCTTTTTCATCAAGAAAATCATCAACATGTTTTCCCATATTATCTACTCCAAAATCTTTACCTGAAGCATTAAAATTATTTTTATCTATTCTTACTTTTCTAATATCATCGGACATTCTGTAATATAAATTAGATATACTTTTTCCTAAAATACTTAAATTTCCATATCTAATAGTTTGACCAAAAATAGGGTCAAGAAGTCTTCCAAGCGACCCACTAAATTTTGAATTAAATAGAAAATCATTAAGAATACCTCTATTTTTTGCATTAACTTCTTTTTCTATTTGAGTAGATGTTTTTGGTACAGGAGTAGAATCTGCTGAATTTTTTGAAAGCCTGCTATTTATATCATTTATTTTTCTAGGTTTTAAAGAACTTGCACCAGTTTTATATGTTGTGCTTCCTTTTACTGCTGTTTTAGCTCCTTTATAGCCTTTAACTGCACCCCTAATTGCATATCCACCAAAATAAGTTGTAGGGTCAGTTAATATTTCACCAGCAAGTGGTATGCCAAATTCATATTCTTTATCTTCTCTTGCTTCAACATAGGCTTTTCTCGTAGCTTTAGCGTAATCAAGCCAATTAGTAGGCTTTACTGTAAATTGCAAAGCTCCCCAAGGGTCGGTTTTTGGGTTAATGCCTAATAACTCTGCTCTACGTTCTCTTTGCCTTTCTATTACAGGCTTAGTAGTTCCCGGACCACCTCTTTCTATTTGCCTTTCAGTTTCTTCTTCAATACCCGGTATTTTGACAGCAGAAGTAAGTAAACCCATTCCTACATCTCCCGGAAATGATAATGCGTTTAATACTTTAGAAAAAAATCCTCTTTTTTCTTCTTGAGGTTCAGGTCTAGCTATTTGTTCTTGGACATCAAAAGGGTTTCTTTGTTTTTCTTGTTCTTGTCTTGCTTTAAGTGCTTGTTGGGCAGCTTGAGATTGAACATATTTTCTTATTCTATCTTCTCTTTCAGTAGTCATTAACTACCTCCGGCTGTTACTGCTCCTGCAAACGGGTCGCTTTCTGTTGACCTTTTTGTCATAAATGGTGCAAGGTAAGATTCGGTTAAATTAGTTCCAAAAGGAGTTCTTTCTTGTATTTCTGATTCTAATGCACGTTGACCAAGAATATTATTACTAGCAGCATTTGCTAACATCATTCCTTGTTCTAATTCACCTGCTCTTGAATAATCTCTAGCACTTGGTGGTACATATACATCTTGAGTTCCACCAGTTAATGAAGTCATATTAGTTGCAGAACCTACTGGAGTTGTCCTACCTAAACCTTGCATTTCTGTTCCTGTGCTAAGTTGTTCTTGACCAATTTGCTGTTGACCAAATGGAGTAAATGTAGCCTGTTGTTGTAAATTTGTAAGAAAATCTTGACCTTCTTGAGTTTGCTGAAGTATTCCATAAGCTACAGGATTAGAATATATATTTGTAAGCTGTTGTAAAACATCTGGTCTTTGAGCAGCAGTAATTTCTCCAATTCTAGCTTGTTGAAGTGCTGTATCTATTTGTCTTTCGCCTTCTTCATCATATGTAACTAAACCTTCTGTTGCTGAAATTAAAGCAACATTTTGTCTTAAATTAGCAATTTCTTGAGCAGTAAAAGCATCTTTTCCTACACCTAATCCGTCAGTTGCGTTTATGTGAGTAGATAATACTTGTGCAAGAGAACCAGATAAATTTGTTTTTGCTTCAAGAGCATATTTATATGCTTCTAAAGCTGCACTTATTTCTGGATTAATTTCTCTTTCAATTTTTATACTTTCAAGGTATTCAGGTTGACCAGAGTTATCTATTCTAAATCCAGCATCACTTGATTGATAAGTATCTTGAGTTCTATTAAATAATGGATTTACATCTCTTGTTACAGTTGTAACATCAACATAATAATCATCTCTTTCAAAAAAATCAGGTGGTAATCCCGGCATATCATCTGCAATTACTCCAAACGGACCAACATCGATTCCATAGCCAGATAGTATTTCGCCCATACTTCCACCTGCACCTGCTACATCAACAACTTCTTTTTGTTCTATTTTTTTTCCGTCATCTATCTCTGTTGATGCAAAGGCAGCACCTCCTATTCCAAATCCCGGTACTACTCCTGTTTCTATTCCTAAATCTGGAGAAAAATCTTCTACTTCTAAAACATCTCCAGTACCTGTTCCTGTGCCTTCACCAAAAGCTCCTTCAACATTTTCTATTTCTGCTTTAAAAGGATCATCAAAAACTACATCACCTTTAAAAGGTGGTAATACAGACTCGCCCTGTTGAGCAAAATCAAAAGAATATTCAAGATTATTACTAGCATCTTCAATTTCAGTAATTTTTTTGCCTTGCCTTGCAAGTTCCTGAATGAACCAATTTTTTAATTTTCCAATTATCTGTTCTTGTGTACTTGTACCAGAAAGAATATCTGTATCTGCTCTTCTTTTATAAAAATTTTCTACAGAAAAAACAGCTTTGCTTCCTGTTTGACTTGCTAATAAATTATTTGCTTGAATAGTTGTAATTTCTGGTCTTGCAGCATATGTTTCTTCTGTTATAGGAACTTCATGTTGAAATGCTTGTGCTTTATCATCAATATTATTGGGGTCTACTAAGAAAGAAACTATATCACCATTGCTGTATTCATATTTTCTGTAATAAGCAGATTCACCCGGTGAATAAACAGCACCAATTAATTTTCTAGTTAAATTAGGTAATAATATATTAGGGTCAAGACTTGGATTGTCTGCTTTTAAATATCCTTCTGCTGTAAAAGCTAATTCACTAGCAGAGGGTTTACTTTCTTCTTTTCTTTCTTCTTCTCTTTTTTCTTCTTCTAACCTTTGCTTTTCTAATCTTTCTTGTTCTAATCTTATTTCTTCTTGACGTTTTCTTCTTTGTTCTTCTGCAAGAGCAAGTAATTCTGCTTGTTCTGCATTTGTAGCAAACATTGGAGCATTTTGATTAACAACTGGTTCAACTACATCTATACCTAAAGGAAGTGCCTGATTTTGAACTTGTCCTGCAATTCCTAGAGCAGTTGGTAATTGAGATTGTTCATCTGCAAGAAAAGGAGTTGATGCAGTGCCAGATTCAAGTTCTACTACTCTTACATTATTTACTCCAAATAATTCTTGTGCTTGTCTGATTGCATTGACTCTATTGTCTGCACTAACTACTGATGTTTTTCCTGTATCTAAAATAATTTCATAAATTGCCATTAAACTCTGCCCTCAAAAAAAGGATTACTAAATTTTTTCCCTACTGGTTTCTTTTTCATTTTAGGTGGCTCAGGTTTAACTAAATCATCAAATTGGTTGGTTGAGCCTTTTACAAAAGATTTTACCAAGTCATCGAAGTGACCAAAAGCTATTGGTATTGTGTTTTCTTTTCTTTCTGCCATTTATCTCATCCCCGGTGGCAAGTCAGAGGTTGGAACTCTTCTGTTTCCTGTTCTTGCAGGAGAAGATATTTCTCTAGCCACCAAATCTTGTTCTTGCAAACTTCCCGGAATTACCGGTCTAGTATTAGTTTGCACTCTTTCGGCTTCGGATGCAAGTGTCCTAGCAGGTTGGTTAGTTGTAGAGAACTGACCAGAATTAGGCTGTTGGTTATAAATACTTTGAGCAATTTGACTTGCTTCTTGACCAGTAGTCTGACCACCACCAGCAGCTTCTACTATCTGCTGAAGCAACGGAACTCTTTCTGCTGCTGCTTGCTGCAAAGCCATTTGGACTTGTTCAGATTTTAAGAATTGTTCTGCAAGTATCTTAGATTTAACTTCAAATGCGTTTGACACACCTGCTTTTCTCAAAGCTGTGTCATGGTCTGTAAATCCTGACAACCACAACTGGTTCCACAAGTTTAACTTTCTTTCCTGTTCTTCTGGGGAAGTTGGAGTAAGCTGAACCATATTTATTGTGTGACCTTTAATATCGTTTGGTCTTAGTACAGCATCAAGAGAACCTGCTTCTGTTTTTCCAAATACAGTTACTTTATCTCTAATTACATTTTCCACAATATTAAGAACGATAGAGTTTCTATTTTGCAATCCTCTTTGAGATGCTTCTACATATGGACCAAAATTTAACGCTGCAATCCCAGCCAAAACTGCTGTATGATAACCACTAGCAGCACCCTGTGGTCTTTCTCCTCTAACCACAGCAGGTGCTGTGTTAGCTTCGATAGACTGACTCATCATTTGTTGAGCAATATTAATTGATGCAGGTGGCTCTACAACTTTAGATGGATTTATACTTACATTCTGTGGAACAAAGTTTTTTGCTCCCGGAGTTTCTTCGTACATTTCCATTACTTGTTCGGTAATACCCGGTGGACCAGTAAAATCTTTAGTTTGCCACGCACTTTGAGCAACAATATCCAGATATTGAGATGCAAGTCTACTTTCTGCTCTCATCATATCGAAGTTGCCATGCAGTATTCCTCTGTAAAGTTCTTCAGGTTTACTACCTTCTGTATCTAAACCTGTATTAGGATGATAAATCGTAAATGGAAGAGTTCCATATCCATGTTTTTTAGGTTTGAGTGCCCATTTTTCGTCAGCCATGTATGCAACCTGAGAATATGTCCATACTTCTGTAAACTCTACAGTTCCAGTAAGTTTTCCTTTCCAGTCAGGAAAATGTGCACTTACCCATTCTGCATCTACTTCGTAAAAATGAATTAACCATCTTGGATTAGAACCATTGTTCGTATCCCAAACCATCATTTTTGGATTTACAGCAGTTGACTGCATCGGAAAAGATATGTTTCTTTTCTCAATAATGTCGTTTAATTTTTCTTTATAGTTAGATAAATCTTCATCATTTTCTGGTGGTTCTGGAAACTCTTGCCACCTATTTGCTGCAAACTCCGTTTTTTCAAAAGCTATTCCATAAAGTGCCATGTGCTTGGCAATCTCTCTCCTAGTTGGAGTAAATTGTTCTAACATATGGTTTGCTCCACGAAGAAACTTCTCAATATTTTCTGCTCTAGCTTGTCCTCTAGGACCCGGAGCAGGAACTGAAATATCAATAAATTGAGGAGTAACGTGAGCAACAAGTGAGTTTACAACAGACTGGGCTGTTCCAAGTCTAAGCATTGTTCCTGTTTCAGGAATAGAGAAATCAAATCTGTTTAAATAAAAGTCTTCGCTTTCGTTGCAGTTGTCGTAGAAAGACTGAAACTTAGTTTTGCCTTCCTTCAACCTAGAAATTACCCATTCTATTGAAACAAATGGTTCATCAGTAGGGGTCGCTGCTTCTCTTGCTATCTCCTCTTCAGGATTAACTTCATCTGATATTTGTCCGTAGCTTCTAGTTACCATATTTATTTTATAATTTGCAAGTAGTCATCAATCGAGAACCCTGCTTCTTCTAATTGTTTTTCTCTTCTGGCTCTTTTTACTTTTTGAAGCCTAGAATTTTTATTAAAATAATTATTATTAGGATTTAATGGTTTGATACCCGAAATAGAATTTGGAACAACCCTTTCTCCTGTTATTCCTTCCATCGCAGGGTCACTAGCCATCAAAGCTAAACATTCTGCATCCACCCAGTCATCATGTGAACCGGAAACACTAAAGAAAGTGTGTCCTCTATTTGTACTTTCCTTGTGTCCTATATCTTCCAGTTGACTTATTAGTTTAACCCAATTTTGTGGAAAAGATACAGTTTCCTTTTCTAAAGATATAGCATAATCTAAAAATAATTGATACTTTTTCCCCTGAGTAAAATTATATCCTATAACAGGAATCCCCTCTTCCATAAGCTCTCTGTAAAGCACGTCTTCACCAAATTTACCACCAAGTCCTGTAGAGTCCATATATATTTCTTCAATTCCCCATCTTACACTTAAAGACTTAATTGTTTCAACCTGCAAAGACCAATCTGTTTTCATTAATTCAACTACAGCAACTGATTCTCTAGTCTGTCTATCCTTTACAATCATTACAGTTGGGTCGTTACTTCTTCCAAGGTCAAGTCCTGCAACATAGTGCCTTCCCTCTATGGGTCGTGCTAATTCTACAGCACCTTTTGAGTACGCAGCTTCAATGTTTCTAAAGAAGTTACCTGCTCCTTCAGGTTGTTTTGCCATATAGAATCTTTCCCATACAGATTCTGTCAATGCCTGTTTTTCGTCTTCTATTTCTTCTCTGTCATCTTGAGTTAATCCTGCATTATCAAAAGTAGTAGCATGAAAATATTCTCTTCTTTTATTTGGCTTTTCTTTTGCTATTTTGCAGTTACGAGCAAACCAATGTTGGCTTGATTCTGGTGGAACCCCCTCAACAATGGCTCTACCTAATCTTCCCGGAGAGTTCAGGGTAGGTCTTACCTTGTTCCACGCACCTTCTTTAATATCCTGTGCTTCAGCCATGTGTAAAAAATCTAGTCCAACAGTCTGTAATGACTCAGGATTATCTGCTGACTTAAGCTCCCAGAATACTTCGGTTCTGTATAATCCATCTGTGCTGTCAGAATAAGTTTTTAAATCTAACCATACATGCAAATCGTCTTGTTTAAATCCTCCACCTCTACCACCTGCTTGACCCTTTCTTCTTGTTTTTCTTACAAGGTCTTCAGGAATAAAAGTCTGCATTTCATTCCATACCTGTAACATCTGTGCTCTTGTTGGGGCAACTGTCCATACATGAATTTCAGGAACCAATCTAGCTTGTTTAGCAGTAAGTTCCTCATTTGAATCTCCAAAGACAACAGGTGTAGTTGCTGCAAGCTCAATAATTTTCATTGCCTGCATAAGAGAACTTCGGGTTTTTCCTGCTCGTCTACCAGCTTGAACCCATTTTATTTTGGCATCGGAATCCACCATAGCTTTTTGCCATGGATAAAAATCATGTCCTATCAAATATCTTTACCTCTAATTCACCATCGCTAGTTCTTTCTTGTTCTATTTCTGGTGCGTTCATCTCTACAAGTTTTCTCTGGTCAATAACTCTTAAAGCAAATTCGCTACCTTTACCTTGTGCCTTTAAGTCTTCCATGTGGAAATACTTAACAATATCTGCGTACTGACCATATACCTGTTTTAAATCATCGTGTTTTATTCTGTAAGTATATTTGCCGTCTTCCCTCTGAGAAACAACAGGATAGGCATTTTCATCTCGGTACATATCAAGATACTTTTTAAAACTTGGGGTCGTAATTATTTTCTTTTCTACCTTCTCGTAATCAAACCCCAACTCTTCGCATATCTCCTCAATAGCAGCAGGAGAAGAACCAAATGCAGGTAGTGCTAAATATATTCTTCTAAGTTGCCTAGTCCATTGATTCCAACAAGGAATAGCAGTGAGAACCTTTTCTTCTATGTAAGGGTACCCCTTTTTATTTGCCATGTCGGATATTATACACCCCTTCTCTTAATAATCTCTACCCCATGTGTTGCATGGCATTTTAAAACCCCTTAAGGGGGTTTTATAAAAGTGCCACGCTGTATACGCTATTGTGTATATCATATCGGGCAATATATTTTTCAACGCTTTAGCTACTACATATACATATATAATAATGTCGCAGGTGTATCGGTGTAACCTGTGAAAAAAATCACAGGTATTTTTAACCTGTTCCATTTGTAACAGGTTTAATGTGTCTATGTACCATGTTCCAGTTTATTTATTTAACATCTTATGACAGTAAATACCTTAAATATGATATTCAATTTAAGCAGTGTTTATGTACAATGACACAGAAAACACCTAAACAAGTTAAACGCTTGTGTAATGAGGTATTAGACACCTTCAGAGCCACAATTTAACCCCAAGTAGGAATTATATATATTTTGAGATTTAAATTATTTTATTAATTAGTTTAAATTGTTAATAAAAAAGTATTGCAATTATTATGTATATGTGGATAATAGATATTAAATAAATAAATTGAGTTCTAAGGAGAGCCAAAAAATGAACAACAAAAACCAATTTTACACAATCCTACTAGATGGAATGAGTTCTTACGAAGCAGACACCTTGAAGGAAGCAAAAAAAATAGTTAAGGAAATAGAAGAAGAGAGTTTTGGATTAGAAATAGAAATAGTAAAGGAGAAAATATAAAAAACCTGTCAGGGGATGCAATCCCCTCTGATGAGTTCAAAAGAACGAAACAGGAAATAACCATATAGTGAAAGGCTAAAAAAATGGTTACTAAAACAACTAAAACAACAACTAAGATAGTTAAAAAAGATTGGGCTACTTTGGTTGAGGAGTCGGAGAATATAACCGAATTACAGGTTAGATTTTTAACTCTAACAGGGAAAGAATGGGAGAAACACCAAGAAATTAAATTGGGGGGAATCCTTCCGGCAATTCTTGGGGACAATGTAGGGAATGCATTAGAGGGAGAGGATGGAAAGAAGCAAGGAAACAGACAAATCAACAGGGATGATTTGCAAGGGCTACCAATGGAAGCGATTTACGAACAGACAAGGTTTGCTATTTCTCCATTATCAAAAGGGATTGATGGGAATTCAATCTTTGAGGATGACAATCATTTGAATGGGAAAAGATGGGAAGATTACCACGAAAAATACAAGATGGAAATTCAACCCCTCTTTTCAGTAAATAAAAATTCAGATGCCGGGCAATTTTCAGAGTTGGGACACTGGAGAGGGAACGGAAGAAGAGAAATGCAAATTCAAGAATTTGTACTTCAACCTGACAACTGGGACACAATGGGATTAACAACTTTAATCCATGAAAGAGTTCATGCAATTATGGAATACTTGTTTATCA